CGCGCGCGCGCGGGCGCCCCCCCTGCCACAAACATCTGATGGTACTCATCCAGACCGGCAAACCCGGCACAGAACAATCCGGCAGCGAGCACGAGCCAAAAGCCCCGCAGCCGATAAACATATAAGGGCAGGGAAAGTGTCAGTCCCAACAAAAAATATTCGCTAAAATGTGCCATCTTCCTTACGAGAAAATGAATCTCATCTACATACACTCCCACCTGCGCAGTATCCAGATTGCCGGAGGTCAGCTTTCCCAGCAGGAGCACCACCTTTTCACTGACCAGCATACTCAGCTGTCCGGATTCGTCCGCCGTCTGGGCGGAAAAGGAAAAGATCATATACATCACGCACAGCGCCGGTACAAAGGATAAGGGCTTTAATAAAAAACGAAACATCTTCTTTATGGTCAACCAGAAATATTTCATGTTCACTCCATTCTGCAGATCACAGACAGCTTATCGTATCCTTTAGGGAGCCTTTGCTCCGAGCTTACCGCCTGTCCTTTTTGTGCCTGCCTTTTGTCCGTTTAATATAGTCTATATTTCCATTTCTTGCAAGAAAGAAACCCTTAATTTTTTATGAACAACTCAAACGGTACGAATAAACTGTAACAGAAAAACCTAATTTGTGAAGTTTTTTCAAATTAAGTGTTGACTTCTGTCCGATTATGCTGTATCATATCATTTGTCCGGTTGAGAAATACGGCACATCGGGGTGTGGCTCAGGTGGTAGAGCGCTTCGTTAGGGACGAAGAGGCCGCAAGTTCAAGTCTTGTCACTCCGACTGATTAAAAACCGTTGAGTTTTGCGACTCAGCGGTTTTTTGTTGTATTTACGCGGTTTTCTGGACTTTTAATATTTTCTTCTTATACTGTTTAGCGTATTTATATATGCTTTTTTATATTATTTTGTATCCCCATGCAACACGAAATGCAACACGAGTTTTCTATTATTTCTTGCTCTTTTCGCATTTTTTATTTTCATTTATATTTCGTTCAAAAGTAGATATTGCCATGATTTAAGGCACAAAAAAAGACCGGAACACCCCTCAAGTGCCCGGTCCCTCCGTTACTCCACTATTCTCACTTCATGAATAATCCCGTTAATTCCCATTGCTTCAAACTGCTGCCGGAGAATCTCCGCCTGCTCGCGTGTCCAAACATCTGCCACCGATACTGTATAGATCACGCCCGGCTCCACCGCAGGCTGCGACCACAGCATCGGATCCTCATAGGCTATGTCAAGGTCTACATCGCCTTTGATGCCCGGGATCTCGCCGCAGCTCGTGTACTGCCACCCAGATATATCACCGTCAACATCAGGCTTGTATTTCTGATCCGGCTCATCATCAAACCGCATTGTACGATAGCCGCGATAATAACGTGCTATCCACAACCGCGTCCCGGCAAACGCATTAAAGTCAAACCAGCGCTCCTTATACACATACAACCCAACATACAGTCCAAAACCGTACCCTGCTGCCGTGATAACCTCCTGCGCCGCACGGATACACTCCGTCAGCTTTGCAGCACCCAGCGGCCGCAGCACGTCCTTGTCCTCTACATCCCACCAGACCATACCGGTCAGATGATGTGACCTCAACAGTTCCACGACCTGCTGTGCTTCCTGTCGCGCTGCGTCCTGTGTAGCTGCGTAGGTATACTTATATACAGACACAGGTATATTGTGCTTCCGACATCCCTCCAGATTTGTAGCAAACTGATGGTCTGCCTTGCCCGACCGGCGCACGCTGCGCAGGATTGCAAAATCTACATTCTTGTGGATCTGCGCCCAGTTGATTGCGCCCTGATTATCTGATACGTCTATTCCTTTCCACATAATCATTACCTCACCACAAAATTCTCCCATTTTTTGTAAGCGTCCACATAGGTTTCCTGCTTGTCACCGTTATGGGTGATCTCATAATACATACCGTCAGAAACATTTGTGCTCAGCAGTGCCTTGTGGTTCTGAAGCGTCTTGCAGTACCAAACCACGAATACGTCATCCCCTGTAATCTGCTTCTGGTCAGTTTTGTCCGCGTGGCTGTTGAAATAATCCACTACAACCTGTTTACTTTTTTCTAAAAACTCTTTGCTTCCCATACTCTTAGTCCTCCGTATAATCTTCGATCACATCAATCCCATACTCAATGGCACAGGTATTTTCAATGCGGCAGCCTCTTGCGTTTTCCCATCCTTTTGCAAAATACACAATGTCCGCAGTCGAAAGCAATTCCAAAGATTTTCCCAAAAACCACAAAGGTCTCGCATCCGCAGGCGCGCTCTGGAAAAACGAATCAATAACCTCTATTTCTTCGTCTTCTACAAAATTTCTCTTTGCGCTGGCGATTGCCTTTTCCCTCTCTTTTAAAATTTCCTCATCTGTTTTGCCTTTCATCGGCTGTGAAATAAAAAGTTTTTTCATGCTCTGCTCTCCTTATTATTTTTATAGGGCGACCGAAGCCGCCCCAGAATCACGCTTAACCCTGCGTGGGAGATTATCGGATCACTGTATCCTTTCTTCCGTTCCATCGCCCTGAGAATCAATCTTATTCTTCAACACAGAGACATATTTCATCAGCCATTCCGGCACTGGTGCTCCCATGCGTCCTGCATTTTCGATTATGGATAATAATTCGTTAAGGACGTACCATACTGCTACCAACAGTCCAAAAAATGCCTTTGTCGCTACTTCAAATCCTGCCTCCGCTGCCACTCTGAGAATCAGATAATCAACAACCATCGCCACAGCAATCACGCACAGGTAGCCTACTTTTTTGATGATGCCCTCCGCACCGCGCCGGGAACACCATCCATACGTCGGGTCATCCGGATGGTCAAGGGCCTCCCTCTTGCTGGCCAGCATCCCTGTGATGTAATCCATAACCATCATTCCCATCAGCACGCCCATGACTGGGAGCAAAATGCCCATTTTTGCCGACAGCCATGCAATAAACGCTGCTACCGTCCCTTGAATTACAATGTATACCTGTTTCATGTGTTCCTCACTTTCTCCCTCGTTTTGGAGGGTAAAAAATTAAGACCCTTGCGGATCTTATTAACATAGTTTTTTTATTCCTTGCTCAACTAAGTAGTGATTTGGGTGGTCTGTCTTTTGGACAAGACGCGGATGGCAACTGGGGATACAAAGCGGGAGGTGCGGATACAGTAACCCCTTTTAAAGGTGATCCGGACTTTGATTACGAACACGGAATTTCGATTCCGTATGTTGTAGCTGCTGGAAACCCGAACGTTTTACATTATTATACAATGACCGCGGAAGATGCGGCTTACTCTTATCTTGCACTATTCGCGGTTACGGCTGGTAGCGTGGTATCGATCGAACTTAGCGGGGTTAGTGGCCCATCCATTGTATGTAATAAGCCGGGTGGAAGCTATTCTTTCGCGCTAATCGCGAACCCTGTTTTGAACGGAAAAGTTAATTTTAGGCACGGAGGAACTGGTGACGGACATGTTTACAAACTTATGATTAAGTAATATTAGCGATACCAGACTCTTACAATCTCCGATCCATACGCATTTCCGCTATTGTTTGAGGTGCTAAAGGTGATTGTTACGGATTCTGTTGTATATGTCACGTTAAGAGCGTTCCATCCTTCCCACCCTCTTGATACAAGACCAGCGCAAACAATCTCTCCAGCATCAGGGATATCAGCCAATAAAATATTTTTGGTGGCAGTTCCAGATGCAATCGTGAAATCGATTGATTTAAGAAAAGAAGACGGTGCTGGTATTGCCCTGTTGTTAATATAATAAACTTTGACATAAAGACCTTTTAAACCATTAACGGATGTCATTACAAGTTCGGAGTTGCTATGTTTTACATAGGAAACACCGATACCGGCGTTTAATTGGTTCGTTCCTCCATTGTACACTTCAATGAAGAAATCCTTCCCATGAACCATAGATCCAAAATTAGGTATTTCAGATACTTTCGTAAAATGATATCCGTGGTGCCATTGTCCAAATTCGTGTTCTTTGAAATCAACGTTGCCACAGTCAAGGACCGAATATTCTGGCGATTCAGCTAATTTTTTTCGCACTGAATCAGCACCTACAATGTAAAAATTCCCGTTCTCCTGCTCCAGAGAGCAGCCACCCAAATCCCTACTTAATATAGAAACATAAAATTTTTGCCATTTTACGGCATTTAGA